GCCACTATGAGGAAGAAGCCAGGCGGATCGAATGTTGGGAAGTACAAAGGCGTCAAGTCTTTTGCTGGACCAGCGGGTGGGGCTCCTTCGGGGTCCTACCCAATTAATACGCCAAAAAGGGCGAAGGCAGCTCTTGCGTATGCACACAACGCACCCAACCCTTCTGGCATTAAGAAGGCCGTGCACAAGAAATACCCAAACTTGGGCAAGAAAAGTAAGTAGGAGAAACAGATGAAAAATTTTGGGCAATCCATGCCGGAACATTCTTCCAGTGGGCTGTATAAAAATGAGGTTGAAAAACCAGAGATGGCCGCAGTGGCTCATCCAGGATCAGGTCAAGGCGCAATGCCTGGCATGGGCTGTATGGACTACAAAGGCCAAGCCGATTCGATCGCTTTAGGTCAAGCGGGTGGTCCTGGCATTAAGAAAGACGAAGGTCGCATTCATAGCCAGTTTAAAGACTATCACTGGGACTAAGGTAAAACGATGGCCCAAGAAATAGGCGAATCGAGAGAAGCGTGGGGTTGGGATGTACTTCGAATGGCCGAAGATTTCTCCAACAACATGAAAAAAGAGACGAAGCCGTTCTACATCGTATATGCCTGCAAAGAGGACAAAGGAGCATCCCAGAGATTGGGAAGACCCGCCTTCAAACAGGTTGTTAAAGCTTATTACGATAAGCCCCCAGCACTGCTGGGAATATTAGTTTGGTACGTAGATCACGCAGCTGGCGAGTTCACATTTTGTCACGAGCTCTCTGCGCCGCATGATGTACCGCTTGATCCGCGCTTACTGTCAGATAAAGCATCCGATGCGTCTGATCGTGTATCGGCTCAGGGAGAAAAGTTGAAAGCATTGGTTTCTTAAATTGGGCGTAATAGGTCGCCGCCAGACCAAAGGGATTTAAATGTCATTCGATGTTGATATGCAAAGTTACGGGCGAAGTGATGCACCTGCCGCCGGGGCGCAAGTTGTAGATACGAATTCTTATGGCCAAGAAGAAGGAGTCGCGGTCCATCAAGAACTTTTAGATCAGCCAGAACAAAAAGCGGCGGACGAGGTTCTAGAGAAGCCAACCGACAATCCACAAGCGGAAAATTTCCGTGCTCTTCGAGAGGAAGTCGATCGAATTAAGGCAGAAAGGGAAGCAGAGAAGCAGGAGTACCAACTCCAACTTGATATGCTTCGAGCGAATGTAAATAGTCAGCCAAAGCAAAGTCCTCCAGAGCCCCAGCCAAAGCAAATGTTTGATGGGATGAAGGATGACGATATACCAAGCGTTGCAGAGATCCGCAAGGAATGGATGCAACGGGAGGCCGACTACCAATCACGTCTCGAAGAACTTCAAGTGCAGCAATCTCATCCCGATTATGCGGAGGTAATCGAAAAGTTCGCTTTACCTCTAGTAAAACAAAAACCGCATCTCATTCAAGGGATACAAAATTCCAGCAATAAGGCGCTCTTTGCGTATGAGCTGGGGAAGATGGCGCAACAGATTCATTCGTATCAGCAACCCGTACAGACGAAGAGCGAAAACGCTCAAAAGATAGTCGAGAATTCACGAAAGCCGGGGACGTTGTCTCAGGCTGGGGGGCAAGGCGCCCTAAGTAAAGCCGATTATTTTGCGTCAATGTCCGATGCTGAATTTATGAAGATGGCGAGCCGTAACCTTGAGGGGATCTAAAACTGAGAAAAGGATATGGCAGTTACAAGTTTAACTCAATTGCCACCGGAAGTGCGGACCTATTTCGATAGACTCCTTCTAACGCTGGCAAGACCCTATTTTATTTACGATTTGTTCGCCCAAAAACGACAAATACCACTTAACTCCGGGAACCAAATGGTTTTCCGAAGATATGGCACTCTCACAGCAGCTACCGTCCCACTCACTGACGGGCAGACTCCAATGGGAGACCAATTATCTGTTACAGACTTCCAAGCACAAATCCAATGGTACGGATCGTTCGTCACGATCACCGACCAAGTCCAATACGTCGTCCAAGACCGTGTACTGAATGAAGCGACCAAAGTTCTTTCATTACAGCTTGGATTAACGATCGACACCCTAATCCGCGACATGATGGTATCAACAGCGAGCACCATTCTATGTACAAACGGACTTAATGGCAATACCCCAACGGAATTGACCGATCTGGACATCCAGAACGCAGTTGTTGCGTTGCGACAAGGGAATGCTCGTCTCATGACGAATCCTCTTCCTGGAGAGAACAAATTCGGCACAGCGCCAGTTCGTTCATCCTACTGGGGATTTATGAGCGTGGATCTGCAATCTGACCTTGAAGCCGTTTCTAGCTTCATTCAGGCTGCGAACTATCCAAACCCAATGAATGCTCTCGAGGCAGAATGGGGCGCTACACGTAACGTCCGATGGCTCTTGAACACCAACGGATTCAGCAACGGCGCAGATCCAAACGTGTACTCAAGTTTCATCTTGGGACAAGAAGCTTACGGCGTTGTTCGTCTTGGAGCAAAAGAAGCCGAATTCATTGTTAAACCTCTTGGTGCTTCAGGTACAGCCGATCCTCTGAACCAACGCGGTACAGTCGGTTACAAGTATCCCTTCGTCACGAGAATTCTCAATGACAACTGGATCACTCGGTTGACTTCAACATTAGCATCGGCATAAGGAGGAAACCATGGCAATAGTAAGAAAAGGAACTCTGACCGTTGTAGCAGGCGGATCAGCACAGAATTTGAACCTTGGTTTTATACCAAGCTACTTCATGGCTGAGAACAAAACCAAAATAATTGCAAACACCAACGGAGTTCAGAAATTCGAATGGTGGGATGACATGGCAAATGCATCCGCATATGTTTGGACAATGACTACAGGCGCACCTGTATTGACCTACACTTCTACCAACGGAGTTACTCCCTATATAACTCCAGCTGGGACTGAATTTGTACCGTTGAGCGGGCTACCTCCTGGAGCAACGAATGTTTCATTGGCAATCACAGGCATTAGCAAGGCCGCTAACGCATCGATCACTGCAACCCATGCTTTCACAGCTGCGGATGTTGGAGTGACGACTGTGACCTTCCATGGCGTCGTAGGTATGACTCAAATCAATACCTTGTCGGGAATTATTCAATCTGTGACTAGCACAACTAGCTTCACAGTGAACATTAATTCCACGAGCTTTACGACGTTTGTTGCTTCTGGCAGTCCAATTGCAACAGTAATCACGGGAGTCCCCGCAACTACAACAACTGGTTTCCAAACGTACAACACACCGTTGTACAACGTTGGATTCGAAGGGTTGACGCTCGGATCTTCTTTGATGGTAACGACAGCGGATGTATGGCAGTACCTTGCGGTATTGGATGCTCCGTTTACGAGCCAGTAACGAGAATGGCGGGTGCATGCTAGCCAATGCCCCGCAAGTCTTCCTTCGTGCATCCGAAATGGTCGATAACTGCACGATCAAAGACGTGGGCCACCAGGGATTGAAACCCCTGGTTCCTGCTCATGTACCAAGCGTACAAAGAGTTTGGGGCCTGTCTAAAAAGCAGAGCCCTCTTTTTATGGAGTAAAGATGACATCGAATGCAGTACCACCTTCAGTGACGCCTCCGTCGCCCGATGAGTGGCCTCAAGATCTCATTAAGGATATCTCGAACATCACGCGAGACAGCCAAGCTACAGTCACAATCACGGATCATGGATTTGATTCGTTAAGCGAAGGACAGACGTTTATTTGCTTTAAGCAAGTGACGGGCATGTTCCAGATCAATGGTCTTGACGCAATCATTCAGAAAGTCATCGATACCGACAACTTCACGGTCAATGTGAATACCACCAATTTCTACGATTACCGGGGTGGTGGAGTCATTATCGTGGACACTGGCCTGCCACCTGTTCAGCAGCAGGGCTTCCAGTTTTTCAATAGACCCTTTCAAAACGTAGCAACTTAAAATTATAGGTTAACATGGCAAGACCAAAAAAGAATCTAAACGATAAAGGTTCAGAGTACATCGAGAAGAACCTTTTCTCCGAAAGCCCAGAAGGCTTACCACCCTGCCCAACGGTTCCAAAACCAGAGCAAATCGTTGTCGCAAAGTACATTCCTGAGATTAAAAAGGTTCAGTTCATCAATGGAAGAGACCCAGGTTTCCCTCTAGATTTCCATTACCACAGCAAAACCCATCCCCTCAAACATTACACGCTCTACCACGGTAAAGAATATGACCTCACTACCGAGATCATCGAGCACCTTGAGAGCTGCGCCGAAAGGCAGTATGGCTATCGCCAAGGGCCCAATGGTCACCCAGAAATGTACACCAAGGGATTGAAATACAACTTTCGGTGCCAACCTGTGAAGAAGGCGATGTAAGAAATGCCGTGGACTCTTGCCGATATTAGAACCAAAGTGCGCGCTATTACTGGCCGTCCAAGCACGGACCAGATAACAGATGCTGCATTGGATGATTACATAAATAATTACTATGTATTCACGATGCCCTTTGAGCTCAAAGAGCAGATCACGAACCAATTTCTAACATTTAAAACGACCCCTGGGGTGAATGTTTATTCATTTCCTGGGGGCTACTTCACAGACCAACCAGGTGCTTATGCAGATGGTTTCCCGCTTATTTTTTACCAAGACCCAGATATATTTTACCAAGATTGGCCACAGCAATACGCCGTCGATAATATTGCAACTGGCGATGGTGTTACTTCCGCTTTTGCTGGCGGACTACAGAATCCACCTCTTATCATCGGTACTCTATTTATTACAGCTGATGATACCACCGGATTCCAGCAACTTCTCCAAGATAATGGAAACGGCACCCTCTCTGGCGATGGGACAGGGACCATTAATTATCTCACTGGCGCTTATACAGCTTCTTTCAATGTAGCCCCAAATTCGAGTGCAGTGATCTATGCCAAGTATCAAGGCTATTCAGGCAATAGGCCACAAGGTGTTTTGTTCTTCAATAATCAATTCACCTTTATGCCCGTGCCTGATCAAGCCTATCAGATCCAGATGCAGGGCTACATCAAGCCAACCTCTCTCACTTTAGACTCAGATACCCCGCTTCAAGAGGAATGGGGGCCTTTGATCGCTTATGGAGCGTCTTTAGAGGTCTTCAGCGATACCGGAGATAACGATAACTACGATGCTTACTTTCCACTATTCAAGCGATATGAAAACGTCGCATTGGGAAGAACAATACAACAATTAACGGCAGAGCAATCTGTTCCGAGGTTCTGATGGCTTATAATAGAAACATTCCTCAACCCAACGATTTCATTTCTAAAAGCCAGGGGCAGATTCTTGGGAACTTTCAAACGATCGACGCCGGATCAACTGGCGGTGCTGGGGATGTAGGCTTTTCTCGCAACCACATCACCATGACGGACGGAACCAATGGGGGTCTTCACTATAGAGTGGATTACTTCAATGCAGTGACAGACCCGGCCATTGTTGGGTTTGTTGCTTCCCTCTATGCAAAAACAGTCTCAAATGTTGAATTATTTTATCGAAATGCCGCAGCGATCTATCAGCTTACGAACCTGCCTGTCGTTTCATCTGGGACAAGTTTTGGTATAACTACTCCATGGGGCCTCAAATTAAATTGGGGAAGAGTTGCGAGTGTAACTTCTGCCTTCGCTACATCTATACCATTTCAAGTTGCTTTTACAGCTCAACCATCACTCATGTTAACCGTAGAAAATGCTGGTGGTTCAGCTGATGGGTCATCTGCCTCAGTCAAAGCTTTATCGACCACTGCGTTTACACCCGTTTGCTCTGTAACCCATACAGTGGCTTTCTTTGCCATAGGGACATAATGCAACAACCCCTTACGCCCTACTTAATCTCTGAGTTTAAGTCTGGGATACAGACATATATGCAGCCATGGATTCGCCCTGCGGATGCTTTTGAGCCATTGGTGAATGCTTATATCTATAGGGGAACAGTCAATAAGCGCGCTGGCTTCACCCAATTCGGAGACACCCTTTCTCCCGCTAATCCTGTCATGGGGATTATGCGGTATATTGACCAGACCACAGGTGATATTTCACTGGTAGTTGCCAGCACAACAAATCTTTATCTATATGTTGCTGGGTCAAATTCTTTTAATATAATAGGCCCACCGCCATTATTTACCGGAACAATAAAGAATTTCTTCAATTGGACCAATTGGCAAGCATCTGTTGGTGCTACGTCTTTTCTCTGGATGGTTAATGACAAAGACGCACTCACCAATTTCGATGGCACCGTATCTGCTCAACCGCCTGTAGCTTTAGACGGAACTGGAACTCCTGTAACAATTACAACTGCCCTTGATGTGGTGGTCTATAAAGAGCGCCTGCTCCTCATTAAACCCACA